ACTTTCTGAAGAGGTGGCAGGGGGAGAAGCTACACTGAAATAGTACTGTGCGCCTTGTCTAATACCCCCTCGTTCGCACTGTCCATTCAGTGTTTCCCATTCGTAAAGAGGCAAAACTTTCCAACGTATGGATCCTCTCCAACCTGCAAATGCCATTGTAATCCAGTGGATCAAGACAGTGTTGCAATAGTTGTATGGCGCTAATGTTGATGTGGTGTGAATTGCGCCATTTACATCACCTCTCAAATACGGATACGAGTTCATACCCATGGAGATTATCTGGGAAAATCCAGAATCAGCAGCAACTGTAGTATGCAAATTATATCTCTTGAGCATTGTCCGAAAGCTAGTTATTTTCTCTCCAGTGTACACAAGATTCAACTTATCAGTTATAATCTGTTGCCCATTGAGATCTTGGACTTCACTTTCGGTATGCATTGGTTCACTATCAAGAGGATTGGCGTCAGCGACACCCATATCAACCTCTCCACTTTGCGGAGTCAAAGTCATGTACTGGTAGTAATCATCAGGCACAAAAACCTGAAAGTCATCACCAGCACTGACAAACACGTTGATTTGAATGTCATTGTTTGCAACTGAGTTGGGTACCGTGAGTTCGTTAAGAACAGTCACCTGCAAAACTCCGTTCCCTTCCTCTTTGGCCGTGTACCGAGTAGTACTCCAGGTTTCTGTCATAGACTGAATACCAGGAAAGTGGTGGTCAATTAAAGAAACATCTTGACCATTGGTAACACTAACCGTGAAATCGACTTTCTCAGCAATATCAACAATATGAGAATAGTTGACATTAAACTCAGTCTGCGCGTCGAAAAGGTTGGGATCATATGAAATACGTAAGCGACCTTTGTGATAATTGGAAGCAACAACCTGAAACCTGAAGTTCATGGTTCCAGTCCAGTATGTAAATGGCAATGCTGCCATTGCACACGCAGGCAAATGATATGCAGTTGGCGTACCTGATTCGTTCCATATCACAGGGGTGACTCTATTATTCCACAGCAATGTGTCGGGGGCTGTACCAACAGCCCAATCAAAAGTGGCCAAATAAGACTCACGGCCAGCAATTGATTTAATGTCCAAAACATCTCCTGACGCAACACCAGAGACATTTGGATCAATGGTCAACTCTTGCTTGTCATCAACAGTAAGCTTCTGAGCATTATCTGGTACATTTGTCAGAGCTAATGATGATTTTGGAAAATTTCTAAAGGGTTCTGGATTTTTGGTCACGGCAGGACGAGAGTAACCAAATGCAGAAGCGACTCCGGCTAAAGCACGCGCTCCCATTTCAGTAGCTTTCGCATATGGAGCTATGGCGGGTATAGTACTTGCCATCTGTGCTATATTAGCAACGGCAGTAGCCGGTTTAGAAATCACTCCTTTCATATTTGCTTCATCGACTTCTCCAGACTGTGGAATAAG